TTCCTGGAGCTCCTCCGCAACAACGGGAACGTCTCGATGTCGGCCCGCATCATCGGCCGATCACGCTCCACGATCTACGCCTTCGCCGGCAAGGCCCCGAGCTTCCGCGAGGCCATGAGGGAGGCGATGACCGAGGGCCGCGAGCTCCTCCTGGGAGAGGGCTGGCGACGCGCGACGCAATGGTCCGAGCTCAAGGATGAAGACGGGAAGGTCCTCGCCAGGTCGCCGCCATCGGACCGACTTCTCTCGCAGCTCATCGGCGGCTACTTCCAGGAGTTCAAGCCCGGCCGCGGCGATGATCTCCCGCCCGACGAGCTCCTCCCCGAGACCGCCGACTTGACCGTCCTCTCGGACGCCGACCTCGAGGCCCTGGAGCGGATCCTCTCGAAGGTCTCGCCGGACGAACGTGTCGGCGCTGGCGCGAGTTAGGGCCGAACGAGCTCGTCGAGGTCTCGGCCTTCACGACTTCATCGAGGCCGCCTGGTCGGAGGTCGACCCCGCGCCGCTAGTCCTGGGCCGGTATACGCGGACGCTTTGCTGGGTCCTCGAGCAAGTCCTCAAGGGCCGGATCAAGCGCCTCATCATCAACGTCCCGCCCGGTCACATGAAGAGCCTCACGGTCTCGGTCTTCTGGCCGGCCTGGGCCTGGCTCATGTTCCCCGAGTACACCTTCGCCTTCACGGCCTACCGCGGCGACCTGGCGCTTCGCGACGCCGATCGGTCTCGGGATCTCATCCGCTCGCCGTTCTACCAGGACCTCCTCACCGGCCGGCCTGGCGGCTTCCAGCTCCTCCGGAGCGGCCAGGACACGAAGAGCCGGTTCGCGAACACGAAGGGCGGCTACCGCTTCTCGAGCGCGATCGCCGGCATCATGGGCGAAGGCGGCCGGATCGTCGTCATCGACGACCCGCACAACGTCGAGCAAGCCGAGAGCGACACCTTCCGCGACGAGACGATCCGCAAGATCCGCCTCGCGCTCCCGACCAGGGTCCGCTCGAAGGACGGCGCGGTCGTCGTCATCATGCAACGGCTCCACCCGCGCGACCTCACCGGCGTCCTCCTGGAGGAGGAGCCCGGTCTCTGGACTCATCTCATGCTCCCGGCCGAGTTCGAGCCCTCCTGGCGCGACAAGGACGGCCTTCACGGTCATCCTCATCCGTGTCCCTTCGACTGGCGGACCGAACCAGGCGAGCTCCTCTTCCCCGAGCTCTTCGACCAGAAGCGCCTCGACGAGCTCAAGGTCGGGCTCACCGAATACGGAGAAGCCGGCCAGCTCCAGCAACGCCCGCATCCTCGCGAGGGCGGCATGATGAAGCGCGACGACTTCAAGATCATCGACGCCGCGGATGTCCCGAAGGGCGGCGTCATTGTTCGCGGCTGGGACCTGGCGGCGACCGATGCACGAGAGGCGAACGCGAAGAACGCGAGCTGGACCGTCGGCTTGCGTCTCCGCTACGTCAAGCGCAAGATCTACGTCGAAGACGTGATTCGGTTCCGGGGCTCGCCGCATAAAGTCCGGACAAAAATGAGAACAGCGGCGGACCAGGACGGGAGGATTGTCATCATCGACTTCCCGCAGGATCCCGGCCAGGCTGGCAAGGCCCAGGCGCAAGACATCGCGGCCGACTTTCCAGACCGGCGGGCCTACTACTCGCCCGAGAGCGGCGACAAGACGGTCCGGGCCGAGGCCCCCGCGGCGCAAGTCGAAGCCGGGAACGTCTACCTCGTTCGCGGCGCTTGGAACGGCTTGTTCCTGGATGAGGCCGCCGCCTTCCCCGGTTCAACCTTCAAGGATCAGATCGACGCGCTCTCGCGAGCGTACCATCGGGCCGTGAGGGCTCCCGCCAGACCTCGGTCTGGATCCATAGCAGGAGCCGCATGATGAGCCACACCGAAACAACCGCCCAGATCCTCTCGGCGTCGACCGCCCCCTTCCAGCCAGGGATCACCGTCCCGCCCCAGTCCGCCCAGGGCGGCTCGAGCATCTCGGACCCTCACCCGGACTACTCGGCCAGGCGTCCCGACTGGGTCACGATGTTCGACTCCAGCGAAGGCCAGCGCCACATCAAGTCGAAGACGACGATCTACCTCCCGGCGACCTCCGGGATGAGGGCCTTGTCGGCGACGCCGGCGAAGCTCGACGGCGAAGGGCTGGCGCTTTATACCGCGTACCTCATCCGGGCCTACTTCCCCGACCTGGTCAAGGAGACGGTCCGCGCGCTCACCGGGATCCTCGACCGCGAGGCCGCGAACATCGAGCTCCCCGACGCCCTCGAGGACATGAGGGAGATCGCGACCGCGAAGGGCGAGAGCCTCAACGATCTCCTCCGCGGGATCCACATGAACCAGCTCCTCTACGGGCGGCTCGGGCTCCTCCTGGACGTCGACCCGAACCGCGACCTCCCGATCCTCGTCCCCTATCCGGCCCCCCAGATCCTCAACTGGGACGACCTCACGAAGACGAACGACCCGAAACAACTCCAGGACGACGCCAGGCCGGACGCGCTCCGCCAGCTCATCATGACGGTCCTCGACGAGACGCGCTTCGAGCGCGACACCGGCGACGTCTTCACCTGGAACCTCGTCCCCAGGTATCGGGCCTTGAGCCTGGGCCAGGACGGCAACGTCTACACGACGTTCGTCGAGCGCGACGGGAACCGCCAGACCGAAGTCACCCCGCAGATCCGCGGGAAGACCCTCGACCAGATCCCCTTCGTCTTCATCAACACGACCGACCTCGACGCCCAGCCCTCCGACGTCCCGCTCGTCAACCTGGCGAACCTGGCGCTCGCGATCTATCGCGGCGAGGCCGATCATCGGAGCGCGCTCTTCATGTCCGGCCAGGACACGCTCGTCATCACCGGCTACGACATCAACCAGGGCAGCGACGACAACCCCGCCGCCGACTCGAAGCCGATCATCGGCTCCGGGGCCTACCTCAACATCCCCAGCGAGAACGGCGACGCGAAGTTCATCGGCCCCGACTCGAAGGCGCTCCAGGAACAACGGGCGAGCCTCAACGACGACTACCAGCGCGCCGGCGAGGAAGGGATCAAGCTCCTCTCCTCCGGCGCTGGAGCCGAGGCGGCCGAGACCCTCCGGATCCGCGTCGCGGCCAGGACGGCGACCCTCCAGACGATCGCCATGACGGCGGCGACCGGGCTCGAGATGGCGCTCCGCCAGGCGGCGGTCTGGGTCGGAGCGGATCCCGACGAGGTCAAGGTCGAACCGAACCTGGACTTCATCGACGAGACCCAGGACCCGAAGGATCTCATCGCCTACGCGACCGCGAAGAAGTCGAAGGTCCCGCTCTCCTGGAAGTCGGTCCACAACATCCTCCGCCAGAAGGACTTCACCGAGCTCACCTTCGAGGAGGAGCTCGCCCAGATCGACGAAGAGGCCGACATGGACGCCTTCGACACGGGCGGCGATGGCCTGGGCCTCGAGGGCAACCTGGACGATCCGGCGATGGAAGCCCAGCGCCAGGCCGCGATCGCCGCGGCCGCCGGCAAGCCCCCAGGCAACCTTCCGCCAGGCGCGAAGCCCGACCAGGACGACGACGACGACGAGGAGTAGACCGTGACGCATACGGTCAACGAGGACATCCGCGACCAGCTCATCGCCCACCAGGTCCAGCTCCTCCGATTCGGGAAGGGCCTCCGGGATCGGATCGTCCGGCTCCTCAACAAGTCGGAGCCCGAGCTCGCGCGCCGGCTCAAGATCCGCCTCGACCGGATCGCCGGCCTCCCGAACGACCCCGGCCCGACGACGACCCGCCGGCTCATCGCGACCCAGCGCCTCATCCAGGCGATCCTCAAGCCGACCTGGGGAACGATCAACGAGCTCGTCCGGAAGGAACTCGTGAGCCTGGCCTTCGGCGAGACGTTCTACATCGCCGGCGTCCTCTCGTCCTCGCTCCCGACGATCTGGGAGCCCGCTCTTCCGACGCCCCGCCAGATCCGCCAGATCGTCATCGCCCGCCCCTTCCAGAACCGGATCCTCCGCGACTGGCTCGGGACCTACCAGCTCGGCGACCGCCGGCGCATGATGGACCAGATCCGCCAGGGCCTCCTCTTCGACGAGACGCCGACCCAGATCGGGCGGCGGATCTTCGGGACGCGAGCCCTCGGCGGCGTCGACGGCGTCCGCGAGATCACCCGGCGCGGAGCCCAGACCCTCGCGCAGACCTCGACGAGCGCGATCACGAACGCGACCCGCCAGCTCCTCTACAAGCGGAACCGGAAGATCATCCCCCGCGAGCTCTACGTCGCGACCCTGGACTCCAGGACGACGCCGATCTGCCAGTCGCTCGACGGCCAGGAGTTCCGGACCGGCGACGGCCCGATCCCGCCGATCCACATGAACTGTCGGTCGATCCGCGTCCCGGTCGTCGATGGCCGACCCCTGGGGAACCGCCCGGCGACGAAGAACTTCAAGGGCCGGCTCGGCAACCTCCGCGGGCCA